GCCGGTGGCGCTGCTTTCGGAACCGGAGCTGCAGGTGTTGTAATTATAAGGTATAAATTTAAATAATGGCTAATTTTGCAAAAATAGATGACAACAACGTTGTTCTTACTGTATTACATGTAGACGATAAAGACTGTCTAGATGAAAATGGAAATGAATCTGAGGCAGTAGGTCAAGCTTATTTAGAAAAGCATAATAATTGGCCAGCTAATAAATGGATTCAAACTTCAAGAAATACTATTCATGGAAAACACATGTTAGGCGGAACTCCTTTTAGAGGATACTTCGCAGGCGTAGGTTGGACATGGGATCCAGAAAATCAACAATTTTTTCCACCTAAACCAGAAGGTTTTACCTCTTGGGTAAAAAATTTAGCTATATCAGATTGGGAATCTCCAGCTGGTCCTAAGCCAGAAGTAACTGCAGAGATGGATAGCAATCATCAAAACTGGGTTTGGAGTGAAGCAAATCAAGCTTGGGAAATCCAAGATAATTAATAACAAACTTCTGAAGCGTTTACGTAATTAAAAGTTTGAATGTAATTCAAATAAGAATTATTTTTGTTTTCAATATAGTATTCTAGTGTAGCAGGGAACATTACAAATTTATTATTTTCTAAATTAACCCTCCATTTTTTATCTTTTTTTCTGTTATCATCATACTTTATAACTATAGTGCAAGTACCTGGATCTATTTCTACTCCATATAAACATATCCAATCAGGTGAAGATTTTAAATCAAATCGATTTACTTCTAACAGGGGTGGAGATATTTCATTTCTTTCATAGTATCTAGCATGAGGATAATGTCTGTCCCCTCTTGTTATAAGCACTTGATGATCAACATGCATATATTCTCTTATAAACGTTTCTAATCTATCTCTTGTTTTATAAAACCTATCATCTAGATCTTCATAATAATGAGCTAGAGTAATGTGAGATACCATTATATCTTTTTCTATATGCCATGCCTCAGGCATTTTTACTTCTCCATAGTATAGACTTATTTCTGATAACGTTTGTTTATTAATCATTTTCTACCCCTGAACCAAAATGGTAAACCTATATGTGGTTTTTTATCAAACATATTTAGTTTAGCATCTTTTGTTTTTTTATTGTTATAATGAAAAAATACTTGCGCACAGTCTTTACCTTTGAAAGGTTCTCTCCAATGTTCTAATTCTTCACCTCTGTATATTAACATATCACCAGGTTTTAAATTTACTTTAACTTCTTTTTTATTTATCAATAAAAATATTGGCCATTCGTTTCCACCTAAATTCATTGTAGTAGATATCTCACAACTAAATCTATCTATATGTCTTTTAAGAATATCTCCTTTTTTATAAACTCTACAGTAAGAATAATTAGGATATAATTTAAGACCTGTTGCTTTCTCCATAAGTGGATTTAATCTTAAAAGTAAAGTCTCCATAGCAACATCGGCATAGTGACTATAAGTATTAGGAACTTGATTATCAGTCCAATGACCCCAAGATAACTCTATAGGTGAAATATACTGATGCTTAAACATAGTTTCTGCTACCTGTCTTTTTATTAAAATATAATTGTATAAGAATAAAGCTAACTCTTTAGAGATAGCCTCTTTAATTATAGTATATTTTTTCTTTTTAAAGCTCATTAGGAATGCCTCACAGGATTTTTTAAGTTAATATTTGCTGCCATACTTATTCTCGTGCCTTTACTTTTAAAACCGTTTACTGTGTGACGAAGATTAGCTGGGAATATATACATATCGCCTTCTACTGGTTTTGCTTCTACGTCTGTTATACAATGTGGTCTATCTTCCCCGTAAATAAATTTAATCCCACCAGGTCCAGCTGCGTCTCGACCTACAAAATTATCATTTTCTTTTTTTAAAGAATCAGGAATTTGTAAATAGAGTACACAAGAAAAATCACCATCATGTGTATGTGGTGGATTAGCATCACCTGCTTTCATAATATTTACCCAACACGACTCAACAAAATAATCTTTACTGGATAAAGTTTTAGCATTGTAATGTTCATAAAAATTAAAGTAGTCAATAAATTTATTTCCAACATGTTTTTGAAATTCTCTTGTATCATAAGCATAAGTTTCGTCGATATCAGAGCCTAAATGTTTATTGTAGTTATATTCTTTTTTAATTTTTTTAAGCATATCTTTATAAGTATCTACCTTTGTTTTATATAACAACGGACCCCAATAAAAAAACCTATTCATTTTCTCTTTTTCTAACTGCCTGTAAATTAAAATGTATAAATCTAAAAGGTTCTAAACCTAAGTCCACTGTAAATTCATGTTCAATATAAGCAGGAAAAAGTATTAAAGTTCCTGGCTTTGGCTTGTAATGTATAGATCCAGTACCCATTGTAATATCGTTAGGATTTTTTAATGGTAACATTGACATCATCTTGGCTACTCTAGGATCTTTAAGTATTGGATGAGAAGTAAGCTCAGAGCTTTTTAAAAAGAAAAAACCACTGATGTGATTGTCGTAATGAATATGGGCGTTATGATATGCAGCTCCTTTGTGAGAAAACTCCTGTACCCACATTTCTGTCCAGGTTAAAAAATACTTGCTCATGTCATATCCCATGTGATCCATTATTTCAAAAGATCTTCTTTCAACATAGCCTTGAATGTCAGCAAACTCTGGTAAACCTACAAGAGGACCTGAATGATGAGACATACCAAAGTCTCCAAGTCTTTTACCTAACGACTTATCTCTTTCTTTACTCAACATTTTGTTTCTTTCTCTAGCATGTTTTATGTGAGGCTCTGATGCTTTATTTAAAGCATCTACCAATTCAGGTAATTCTGTTACGTAAACCGGAGTCTGAAAGTATGTCTCAAAGTTTATATTTTCGTTCATCTAAATGGCCTCCCTAAATTCCAAACTACTAATGAATATCTTGTACCACTTGTTACTGGTTTTACCCTATGCCACATAAAACTAGGAAATACAATTACAGTTCCTCTTGGAACATCGGACAAAGTAATTATGTTGTTTTTATTTTTGTTAGTAGGATTAGCTATGTTTAATTCTAACTCTCCACCCTCGTAATCTTCTGGGTCAGATAAAGAGCAAGTGACAGATAACTTTCTTATCTTACCATGTTTATCTAGTTCGTTAGGAGCTTTGTATGGTTTTTTCCATGAGTCTCTATGCCAAGTATAGTGTTGATTAAGTTCGTATTTAGTAAACTGACAAGCTTCACTGTAGTCCCATTGAAAATTCCAATCAGCATCTTCATTAGCTTTGTTTATATAATGATGTAATTCTTTATATATCCAGCCACCATCCATCCATACTATATTAGAGTCTCTTGTTTTTCTTAAATCTTTTAAAGCTTTTTTATCTGATTGGTGGGGTTTATGTGCACCAGTCCAAGCTATTTCTTCTTTTTTAGTTTTAGCAACCTGAATTAAATCATTACAAAATCTAGGCGTTAAAACTGATTTAAATATCCAACAATAATATTCTAATTCCATATTTCTTTATTATCTTTTGGGTTTTATTATCACAAAAATAATATATATTCAAGATCTAGAATGTCGATATTAGAAAGATTTGAAAGGTATTTAACCAATGTAGAGCGCCCTGATAAACCAGGGTCTTGGAATATAGCAGGTGTTTTAAAGGATAAAAATGCCTTTTATAAATTTGATGTTAGGGATCTTACCAAAACTTCTAATGATAGAGCATTTAAAAAAGGGAGTTTAAAAAGTAAAGCTGACAAAATGGTATTTGAATTTAAAGATCAATGGGTTATTTTAGATGTCGAAGAGCTTAATGAATACGTAAAAAGTAGTAAGACTAAAGATTTCGAATTAAACGAAATTATACCTAAACTTGATTGGAACATGTTTATTATAAAATGAAATTATTTTTTAAAGAAGACAGAGACTTTTTATTACCTGAAGATAAACATACTTTAGATGAAATTACTTTAAATGGATTCTTTCCGTTTTATTTACAAAAGAATACTATTGGAAAAGACAATAAACATTTTTTAAGTCATATTATTGTAGGTAGAGTTGAGTATAGAAAAGAAAATGATAATGGAATTAACTCTAAGTATGCAGATTTTTTTATAAAAATACTAGATCAATTTTGTAATAAAAATAAAATAAAATACAAAAACATTTTAAGATACTCTCTTAATCTTGCTTTTTATGATGGTGCAGAAAAATCAGGCATTCATGTAGATCATGATGTGCCACATAAACAGTTAATTATTTATTTAAACGATCCTATGGATCCTGAGTCCTATACTGTTCTTTTAAATAAAAAAGAAGATAAGGTATTAAAAAAAATTACTCCTGAAAAATTTAAAGGAGTTTGTTTTAATCAATGTCCTCACTATATGGTTTATCCTAAACGAGGTCATAGAATAATAGCCATAGCAACATTTAATTAATATGAAGATAACTATTTTAGGAAGAGGAAACGCAGGATGTATTTCAGCAATGCACTTTGCTCATTATAGAAATCAAATAAATACAAAGGTTGATATAGAGTTAATTTATGATTCTAATATTCCACCTGTACCTACTGGTCAAGGAACTACTTTAGATTTTCCAGAAAAACTATTTCAAAACTTTGGATCTAGTTATTTAGATAATTTTCCCTACACAATTAAAACAGGTATTATGTATGAAAACTTTGGTAAGGTTAATAAAAAAATTTATCATAATTTTCCTATAGGTAGTTATGCTTTACACTTTGATCCTAAACAGTTTCAAGATTATGTGTGTAATAATTTAAAAGTTAATTTTAAAGAAACAGATGAAAACATAGAAGACCTCAGCACTATTGATTCTGATTATATCATAGACTGTAGAGGAACTCCTAAAAATTTAGATGGATATGATAAGCTGCATAATCCTTTAAACACAGCTCTATTAAGCACACTACCTAAAAAAGAAAACGACGTTTTGTGGACTAGATCTATTGCTCACAAAAATGGCTGGTGTTTTTATATTCCATTATCTGAAAAAACTTCATTAGGATATTTATTTAACAGAGACATTACTCCAATCAAAGAAGCTCAAAAAGATTTTAAAAAAACATTTGGAGTAGAGGATGTAAGCAGAGTGTTTCGTTTTTCACAATACGTAGCTAAAGAAGCTATTATCGATGATAGAGTTTTATTAAATGGTAATAAGCTTTTCTTTTTAGAACCGTTAGAAGCTACTGCTATGGGTATGTATATACAGACAAATAGATTTTATTATGACTATATCTTTAACGGCACTAGTCAATATCAAACTAATTTAAATATTAAGGACCACGTTATTAAAGTACAAAACTTCATCCTATGGCATTATGCTAATGGATCAACTTACAATTCTAAATTTTGGAAACATGCACAAAAAGTGTGGGAAGAAAACAAAGATCCAGATTTTATTAAAATCCTTAAAGTTATAAAAGGCATGACAAAAGAGGATGTAGAAAAAAGCTTACATGGTAATTTTAAATACGCACAATGGAAAGAATGGAATCTAAAACTATGGCAAGATCAAATAACATAAAGATTGTAGATAACTTCTTACCCATAGATATATTTAAAGATATACAGGCAAAAGCAATGGATCTGCCATATTTCTATAGTCCTAATATTACATTTGAAAACTTCGCACACATAGAAGAAAAATTTAATTTTTATTTAACCCATGTAGTATATGATAATAATGTTCCTAATAGTCCTTTCTTTAAAGACATGCAGGTTATTATAGATAAGATGGGAGAAGACTTATTTTTAAAAAGAATAAAAATTAATTTCTATCCTAGAACAGAAAGACTTATTATTCACGATAAACATAGAGACAATAAGAAATCACATAAAGGTGCAATATTTTCTTTGAATACCTGTAATGGTGGAACATATGTCGGAGATAAATTTATTGCATCTGTAGAAAATAGAATGTTATTTTTTGATCCCAGTCAGTTTCATAGCAGCACAACCTGTACAGACAAACACGCGAGATTTAACATCAATTTTAACTATTTTTAATCATTTGAATGACTTAAAACTATGGTATATACTGCCTAGGTTATGTTACAAAAACTCAATTTTAAACCAGGTTTTAATAAACAAGCCACTGATTCAGGGGCCGAGGGCCAATGGGTAGATGGTGATTTCGTTAGATTTAGATATGGATTACCAGAAAAGATAGGTGGTTGGGAACAACTAACTGTAGCTCAAGAAACATTACCTGGAGTAGCTAGAAATCAACATGCTTTTACAAGTTTCCAAGGTGAAAAATACGTAGCCATTGGAACTTCTCAAGGACTCTTTTTATACTACGATGAAGCCTTTTACGATATTACACCATTAGCAGCTCAAGTATCAGGGACAGCTACCTTTGACACTGTTCAAGGATCTGCTGATTGTACAGTTAATCTTTCGTCTCATGGTTTAGAAGCTGGTCGATATATTGTTTTTAACAGTATGTCCGTTACACCAAACGGCTTCACCTCTTCATCTACTTTTACTGATGGAGCTTTTGAAATTAGAGATGTAACTAATAACACTTTTAAAATCACTGCTCCTACGGTAGCAGTTAATCCTGGTGGAACTGCAACAGGATCCGCAACTGTTAAACCTTATGAAATTGTAGGTCCTACATTTCAAACTAAGGGTTATGGTTGGGGTACATATTTATGGGGCAATTCTACTTGGGGCACAGCTAGAACTGTAAGCAACGTGGTTCTGGATCCAGGCAACTGGAGCCTAGATAATTTTGGAGAAGTATTAGTTGCAACTGTTCATAACGGTAAAACATTTACTTGGGATGCTGGAGCGGTTACTCCTAGAACAATTAGAGCTTCTACCACGACAACAAATTTCAACACTACTAACAACCCTACAGCCAGTCGATTAACTTTGGTATCTGATCGAGACAGGCACTTATTTCATTTTGGAACAGAAACAACTATTGGTGACTCAAGCACACAAGATCCAATGTTCGTAAGATTCTCTAATCAAGAAGATTTAAATACTTATGCACCTAGTGCAACCAACACTGCGGGTACATTTAGACTAGATACAGGAAACAAGATCATTGCAGCTATTCAAGGTAAAGATTATGTATTTTGTTTAACAGATCAAGCTGCTTATGTAATTCAATTCGTTGGTCCACCATTTACTTTTTCTGTAAGACAGGTGGGCACAAACTGTGGATGCATAGGACAGAACGCTGTTTCATATGCAAACGGAGCTGTATGGTGGATGTCAGCTGAAGGAGGATTCTTTGTCTTTGATGGTACAGTAAAATCATTACCATGTTTAGTTGAAGACTTTGTATTTAGCACAGATGGAGATAATCTTGGAATTAATTACGGAGCTTCTGATATTGTTTACTCATCACCTAATGCGTTGTACACAGAGATAAACTGGTTCTATCCTAAAAATGGATCTGAACAGATTGATAGATGTGTAACTTATAACTATTCAGAAAATGTATTTACTACATCATCCCTAGACAGGTCTAGTTATCAAGATCAGGGTGTATATCCTGAACCATATGCTACAGATTATAACTCTACAGAGACGCCTGTTTTTGCTGCTATTAGTGGCTTAACTAATAAATATGGTGCATCTATTTACTATTGTCATGAGAAAGGTGATGACCAAGTCAATAGTTCTGGCACTACATCAATAGATGCATTTATTAAATCTGGAGACTGGGATATTACATCTAGACGAAGTGCGTTAGGACAACAAACAGGGGTAGTTGATTATAGAGGGGATGGAGAGTTCTTTATGTCAGTTAAGAGATTTATACCTGATTTTAAATATTTACGTGGTAATTCACAAGTTACATTATTCTTAAATGATTACCCTGACAACGCTCCTGTAGGATCGCCTTTAGGTCCCTTTACAATTACATCAACCACTGATAAGATAGACACTCGAGCTAGAGGTCGATTAGTAGCTATTCAAATAGCTAATACATCTACAGGTGAAGCTTGGAGATATGGCACTTTTAGATTAGACGCACAACCGGATGGAAGAAGATAATGGCAGAACAATCGATTAGTTATGGAATAGGTTTATCAGATCAACAATTAAATACTATGTTGAATAGTGATGTGCCTGAGATTAGACAACAAGCAGAGAACTATCTAGCCACGGCTCAAAGCCAACAAGCAGAAAAACCAAATATTTTACAAAGAATAGGAAATTTTTTTAATATAGGTTCTGCTGGAGCAGCAGAACCAGATATCTTAGATCGTAGAAGTGTCATTACGGGTGAGTTTCCTCAAAATCAATTTCCATTTAGATCTATGGTTGATATGGCAGCTGCAAACGATTTAGCTCTTAATAACATGTATACAACGTCTACTACAACGCCATTTGATGCTAGAAATATACAAACTATATTTCCTACAAATTTTTCTAATGCAGGTATTACACAGTCAACAGCTGCTAGAGAATTTGAAGAACCTTTTCAAATTATCAATGGTCAAAAAGTTTATATAAGTGATATACTTGGAACTAGACAAGCAGAAGAGAAAGCAAATGTCTTTCAAGAACCAAAAGGTATTTTAACTCAAGCAAAAGATTTTATTACTCAACAATTACCTAAAACACTTAAAGGTGGATTAGATACATTAGTTAATTTTATTCCAGGAATGCGGTTTGTAAGAGCTATAGATAAATTTGATACACTTCCATATATGGACAGAAAGTTTATTGAATCTAGAATGGGAGGTGATGTGCCAGGTATAAGTGTTGATCCTAGAACTGGTTTATTAACAGATGCAGCTGGCTTAAACGTTAGAAGTCTTAGAGGAAATTATGCAGAAGCTGTTGATGATGAATATGAAAGATATAGTAAAGCTATTGAAAGAGCTAAAGAAAAGTATGGTGTAGGTTTTGACGGAACTTCATTTACAGGAGCAAATGCTGACATAGCTAATAAAATGAACGATCGTAATATAAACATGTTTAATTTCTTTAAAAATCAAAAAGCTGCAAAAGATCAACAAATAGCAGATCTTAGAGCTAAGGTGAAAAAACAAGTTGAAGCTGGAGTCACAGCAGATAAAGGTCAGGCAATGCACGGCGGTGGTGATGGCGGAGGATTTGACAAAGCTAAGTATGAGGCAGGTAAAGCATCAGCTATTGCACAAGAACAATCTATGAGAGATTATGCTAGAGGAAAATTTAATTAATGGCGAAAGTAACAAACTATATACCTGAACCAAAACCTGAATACGATGTAGAAAATCAAAGACAGATACTAGAGTCTTTGAATACTTTACAACAACAGCTTAATTTTTCTTTTCAACAAGATTTAAAAAACGAACAGGATGCATTTAATTATTTTTTATCATGAGTATATTTTATAAAAACCAAGGTTTTAAACAAGCTGATACAGCCAAGGCAACAGTGCTTACTTGTCCTACAGATGCAGCGATTATAGTTAAAAGTGTATATTGTGCAAACAACGATGCATCTTCATCTATTATAGTAAATATGAATTTTGTTGATTCATCAGATTCTAATACTGAATATGAATTTTTTAGAGATGATTTAGCAGCTAAGTCGCAAGTAAACGCTTCACCTCAGGGCTTGAATTTAGAAGCAGGTGATGCTATAACTGTGCAAGCAGCTACAGGTAGTAATAAAATACAGGGCCTGATAAGTTATGCTTTAATAAATAGAGAGAATGAAAACGGATAAAGACAACATACTTAAAATAGATTGCACTACAATAACTACGTGGCGTAATACTAAAACTAACGAAGTGTTTAAAGAAAAGAAAGATGGACCTGATATAGTACAGGATGTAACTGTGCAGGTATCTCCGAAAGGTTTAGACATGATACAGAAAGCGATGAATCAAAAAAATGATAAACCAAAAACCTAAAGGCGGAACTGAATTACAATTCGATTATTTATCAAAATACGTCGATTCAAAATTATTAAATGAAGTACAGATATGTACATCTGTGCCTGAAAAAATTCCTTTACATCCTACAAAAGTAAATATCCTATGGCAAAAAAATTCTTACGATCAAGGTAATTTATATCCTTGGTTTAAGGACAAATCTAATCATGACAAGTACGATTGGTATGTATTTAATAGTCATTGGACTTATGAAAAATTTAGAAATCATTTTGATATTCCCACACACAAATCAGTGGTGATTAAAAATGGTATAGATAAAATAGGTAAAGCACCACCTTATCAAAAAGGTCAACCTATAAAAATTATTCATCAAAATACACCTTGGAGAGGATTGTCTGTATTGTTAGGTGCTATGCAGCTAGTTAAGAATCCATTAGTAAGTTTAGATGTTTATTCGTCCACAGAAGTATATGGTAAAGACTTCTATGATCAAAACGATCATGCTTATAAAGAACTCTATAAACAAGCAGAGAAATTACCCAATGTTAATTACATAGGATATAAACCAAATAACTTTATAAAAGATCATTTACATACTTATCAAATGTATGCGTATCCTAGTATATTCGAAGAAACTTTCTGTATATCTTTATTAGAATGTATGGCTGCAGGGTTGTATTGTATTACAACTAATTATGGAGCTTTGTTTGAAACAGGTGCAGAGTTCCCTATGTATATCCCATATGAAAATGACAGAAGAATGTTAGCTCAAAAGTTTGCATACGGAATAGAAGCTGCTGCTGAAAGTTTACATAGAGAAGAAATACACAATCATTTAGAATGTCAGTCTGCGTATGCACAAGCATATTACGGTTGGAATAAAATAGGCACATCGTGGAAAAGATTTTTGGAAGGAGCGGTAAATGCAAAAAAGTAATAAAGCGCAAGGCGCTAACAATGAACCCATCTGGTTTACTCCGCCAACTCAGGATGGGGACACAGAAGTTACCACCATCAATGTTGGCACCCAATCTCCGTACAAAGTAATGGTATGCACACCAGTGCATAGCGATGTATCTATGCATTACTGTCAAGCTGTTTTAAAGTTTCAACAAGAGTGTATGCAAAGAAAAATATTAGTTAGTTTTACTTTGATGAAATCCTCTTTAGTTACACAAGGTAGAAACTTGTGTGTAGCTGAAATGTTAAACCACCCAGATCACTACACACATTTATTATTCATAGATTCAGATATAGACTTTCAAGGTAAAACAATTTTTACAATGTTAGAAAAAGATAAAGATGTAATTAGTTGTGTATATCCTATGAAAACTTTTGATTGGGATAAAGCCTGGAGAAGGACCACAACAAAACATAGAGCTATTAATTCAGCGGATGATTTAAAAAACTCAGGATATACATTCCCTGTTAAAGTAGAAGATCCACAAAAGATACAAGTAGAAGATGGAGTCGCTAAAGTAACTCATGCTCCTACAGGCTGTATGTTAATCAAAAGAGAAGTCATAGAAAAGATGATAAAAAAATATCCGGAGCTAGAGATATATCAACCAACTATAATTAACGGTAATACAGAGAAAAAAGACAATATGTTTAATCTTTTTGACACGCTTCATGATCCAAGCACCAAAAGATACTTTGGTGAAGACTTTGGATTCTGTCAAAGATGGTCCGATATGGGTGGTGAAATACATGTATATTTAAAAGATTATATTACTCATGTTGGAGAATACTCTTATTGTGGTCGGTTTTGGGATGACTTGTATCAAGGAAGTCAACCTCTCAAAGGTGTTGACGATAGCACAAAAATCAAATAAAGTGTGATATTTCAGGATAAGTACGCCTGCCCTATAAACTAAATTTAGACAAAATTATGGCATTAACAGACACTAAAGCATCGAAAAAATTTATAGCAGGCGCACCAGATATCATTCTAAAAGGCGATTTTAGACGTGATAAGCCAGAGATGAAGATGGCTTCTATGGATGAAAATGAAAGAGAATTCATGAGACTTGTAGAAGAGTTTATGGAACGAGGTTTCAATCAACAAGAAGCAATTGATGCAGCTAGAGAAGAATTTGATAAAAAAGCTATGGCCTACGGCGGTAGAGCACAATACGGTCTAGGAAGCTTTGTTAAAAAAATAGGTAAAGGTATCAAAGGAGCTGTAAAAGGAGTAGGAAGTCTTCTTAAATCTCCTGCAGGTCTATTAGCTTTAAACTTTGCACCTATGTTATTACCAGGTGGAGCTAGCACTTTTTTTGGTGGTAAAAATGCTATGTTTAATATTGGTAATATATTAGGTTTAAAAGAAGGGGCTGATGCAATGAACGCTCTTAAAGTAGGTGGTGCTGGTGCAGCAATCACTGGACTATTAGCTGGTATGGAACAAGAAGAAGGTGAATCCGATATGGACTTTGCACAAAGACGAGCGGAAGTAAAAGATCAGTTAAAAATACAGTTTTCAAGATTATATCCAAAAGGTGATAATGAATCACCTGAAGACTATGATGTAAGAATAAATGCTTTGGTCGAAGGAGCTGGTGATCAGACAATCGATGTAGGAAATATGGCTGATGGTGGCAGAGTTATGAGAGCTTTTGGTTCTG